AGCCTGAACCTGATCAGCCGTTAAATCTGCGGCTTCCATTTGCTCTCTTTGCTCAGGAGACATCACATTAAAGACATTGGTCTTATCAAAAATTCCTGCATCCGGACCTATCTTTCCTTGGGTGTACATACCCCGCAACATTGATGCGAAATTTCTTCTCCTGAATCGTTTCCCTCTTTCCCTCAGATCAAAAATATAATCTTGGGGAGTAGCAAATGACGGTTCATTAGGTTCGGCCATGCTTCATACTATATTTTAGGGTTTATAAGTCAATCCAGCAGTACGGCATCAGGGTTGTTCAACGCACCGCTTAGCTGTTTGATGGTCACAGGGGGGCGAACTGGCCCTGAACCCGACTGAGGAGGGTCAACTGCTACGAGCCCCAACCGCTGGCGGGCGCAGTCCAAAGCTAGAAATGCTGCGTCAGCTAAGTCAGGGCTCTTTCCAAAACGCCCCTTAAATTCAGGCTTAGGCTCGATCTTTACTTTGAGCGACCCGCTCTTTACCAGCTCATAGTTCCGCGCTGTTATTTCCTGCGCCAGATCTGCCTGCACTCCAAACATCTGCTTGGTCCGCATCAATTCTTTTCCCACGAACCACATCTCAGAGACCCTGTTTGTGTACATTTCAGCGCCTGTCAGCTTGCTGCTAAGACTCACTCGCTTGTCGCTGGGCTTGCCCCCGAAGCTGACCCGAAGAAAAGTGCCCGCCCACTCCCCCGCCAGAACATCACAGAACGGAGCTCCCGCTCCGGTGGCGTCAACAGCCACATTCTCTACGGATATGTTTCGCTTCTGGCATTGCTCCTTAATTTGCCTGACAATCTGATAAGTTCGAGGCACCGCTTTATTTGTAGCGTCGTCGTTAAGATGTATGGCTTCTCCAAACTCTATTACGTATTGACCGGATTTATCGTAGCCAACTGAGGCGGTGTACAAAATCGTGCGGTCGCCCCCATTTGTGAATGCGGGGTCACACCCCGCAATATTAGTGGGGGTGCCCGCCCATTCCACTTTGTTCATAGCCCCCGAAGTAGTCAGCTCTGATTCGCTGTAGATGCCGGTAGTCTCATCCGAGTCAAAGAATACGGCGCGTACCATTCGCATGTAACCCCGAGACTCGACCCCCAGTAAGGCTTTGTCCTCATCAAGTTTTTCCTGTGTGGGTAGCCACGGGTATAGCGTCTCTCCCGCCACAATGTTGGGGGACCTCTCTCCATCTAAGCGTAGATAATGTCCTCCCCACTTCGTCTCCCAGTTATCGTAAGTATTTGTATCAACAGAGTCCCACCCATCTTTGGGTTGGGACCAGATACCAAAAGCGTCGAACCTGCTGTTCGGGTTCGACATGCCGATGAGTTGGAATTCAGGGTTCTTCGACAGGTTCGTCAATCCTGCTTGAAGAATAGCTTCCGAAAGCTCAGACAGCTCATCGCCGATTAAGATCACTCGCTTCTGTTTGATACCAATAAACTTACCTACAGCTTCTCTTGTCTTTGATTTTTCTGCTGATATGAGGCTGAGTCCCGCTCTCTCGATGAGAGTCTGGTTTTCATCAACATATGCTGCGTTCCCTATCGAGTCCCTGATTTTTATTGGAGCCCCTTCAATGACGGTAAGCAAAGACATAACAGAACCCCATATACGTTTCCTCGCTTCCCTTAATGTAGTAGAGGTCATCAACACCAGAGTATCTTTGGGCTGCGATAACCAATTAACTATTCCCCAAGCGGCCATAGTGTGTGACTTCCCCGAAGAAGCTGACCCACCAATAGCTAGGTATTTGTGTTCTATGGCAGATCTAATCATCTCCTCTGCCCAAGGATGTTTTACCATCAGCTTTTCCGGCAGATCTTCGTGATTCCACAGCTCATCACATATCCTCCAAAAGTAATATTCTTTTGCCTTGGCATGTGTGTGGTGTGCGAATCCGTAGAGTAAAGCAGTTATTAAACTCGTAGGTGGTATCAACAGACCACCAACATCCATTCGTTTACTTTTCGGGTCGATGCTCGGTTCTAGTATCTGCTTGTAGGTCTTCTTCTTTGAAGCCATAATTAAACCACGAAAGTAATTTCAGTTCTTGTGAGTGACAACCCCAAAGACGAGCTAAAGAAACGAGCTCTAGAAATGCACGAAAAGAATTACAAGATGAACGTGATCGCACGGGAACTTGGAGTTCATTCAGGAACTGTGCGTCGTTGGTTCAAAGCGATGGGTCTTCCTCCAAGAAAGGGAGGTAATGTACCTCACGTACCCGTTGTTAGTAGTGAAGCTCCAGTTGACCAGTTGGGCGCTGACATCGACAGCGAGTTAAACAACATGACAGATGAAGCTATTCTCTGCGCTCAGCACGATGCTCGAAACGAAGAGGATCAGTCTATGATGGAGATTGCAGAGAGGCAATCCACTCCTGCTGATAAGTATCAGCACTACATTGCTGCCGCAGGAATAAAGCTTCTACGGGACAGTGTGAAAAACCTTCGCGGTCCTAAAACCGTCAGAGAACTGTCGGAACTAGACCAGCTAATACGTAGAAATTTAGGTCTGAATGCTAAGGGTGGGGGTAGTAGCTCTATGCAGATAGACATTTCTATTCTCAACAACACGAAAGCGGACAGAGGAGGAGGTGCTATCGCCCCCAAAAAGGTCATAGATATAGACCCAGACAATGATTAACAACTTCGACGACTTCGGCTATGGGCGTATGGATGATCTGTCTTTTGACAGGACATCTCACATCCATTGTGAAACGGATTCCGTCGAACAAGAAGATAAGCCATTCATTTTGTTAGCTGAACTAGAAGACGCACTTCTGGGTGTGATCGAGGGGGCCGACACTCATCCTCGGGCTTGTTACAGCATCAACATGGTTAGGCACATCCTTCAGGAAAAACACGACTTGAGCGAAGACTTAGCACAAGAAGCTTTGGACACTCTTGTGAGAACGTATTTAGGTCCGTCGACGCCGTGTTTTTTAGATACGAGCATACTTACAGATGAATGAATTGTTTCCAAACAAAGTTAAGGAGACAAAACCTGTCGGTGTAATCAAGGTAGATCTCCCTGACATAAACGATTTCAAGTTTACTAAAGTAGAACTTGTTGGGAGTTTTTATCGGGTAGTCCCTAAGACGGGAAAAGAAGTGGATTTTTTAAGATGTCTTCAAAAGAATATGGATCTTTTCGTTCCCGAATCGGGTAACGGTCTGTTAGTCTCGGCTAAGATAATAGACCAACTTATATGATAGTAGGTGTAGACAACGGATTAGACGGGGGACTCTGCGCGATATCCAAACATGACGGTTCTATAATAGACAAGATAGCCATGCCTTGTTTGCAGCGGTCTAAGAAACGTGAAGTAGATGTCCGCAAAGTACATGACTGGCTAATGGGTTTATGCACCCCGTTCACGCTGGCTATAGAAGAACCGTTGGCCCACGCAAAAAGTTCGCAAGCTATACGTTCTATGGCCCTGAGCTTTGGTAAGCTTTTAGGTATGGCTGAGTCTAGAGGCTACGACGTTAGCCGTATCAGCGTACACAAGTGGCAGAAGCAAATGTTAGGCAAGACTGCAAAAGGACTTACCAAAATCGCGGCCCTCAACGCAGCAGAGAGACTAGCCCCGCAAGAGAACTGGCTAAAGAACAAGAGATGCCGCACCCCTCATGATGGGATGATCGACGCTTATCTTATTGCCCGCTACCTCTTGGAAAGAATTAAATAATTTTCTGGTCTTGGTTTCGGACTGTGGTAAACCACCACGGTGAAATCACTATACCCAATGCAACAAGTCGTTGCGGACGCATTCATAGACTGCCTGTTTCGTAGACAAAATACTCTGGATAGCTCGCACACAGGCTGCGGTAAAACTATAGTAGCCTGTTACATAGCGAAGGTTATGAAATATCCTGTGGCGGTCATCTGCCCCAAAGCAGTGATAACAAGCTGGAAACGAGAACTGGCAGAGTTCGGGATCGAGCCCGTCTTTGTCCTTAACTACGAGAAGATACGGACGGGCAACACGAAGTTCATGAGCCGTAAAGGTAAGAAGATCTTCAAGTGGCACCTGCCCAAAGACACCATCATATTCATGGATGAGGTCCATAAAGCTAAGGGGCCGTTCACCCTTAACGCACAACTACTTATATCTTTAGTCCTACAGAAATTCAGAGTCCACGGCATGTCTGCCACTGCGAGCGAGAGTCCTGTAGAAATGCGGGCGTTAGGATTCTGTTTGGGTCTACACTCTCTGAACAAAGATGTGTACCCGTTGAAAAACTGGTTCCGTTGGATGACAAAGAACGGATGCCGGAAAGATCAGTGGAACAACTGGAAGCTCGTGAATCGGTCTTGTCTCAAGGCGTTGAGGCTAGAGATGTATGGTGCGTCGCACCCTTGGTGCCGGACGGGATATTACGCCCACAAGCTAACCGTTAAAGACTTCCCAGACTCGTTTAGGGACAACATGATTTTTGTAGAACCTATTGATTTTAAGGATTCTAAAAAGATAATGGATGCTTACGAAGAGTTGGGCATCACCCCCGAGA